GCGTGCATAGCCGAACCATCATAGTCGAGACCGGCCAGCTCTGGCACAGTATTGTTCTTGACGAACACATCTTTGTCGGCCACATGGGCGAAGGTGCCGGCATTGTACTGCTCGATGAACGAGCCCGTGCTCGCACCGCCAGATGCATAGGTGTGCCACAGCACCCAATAGTCTGTGCCGTCCGTCGAGATACCCCGAAGGCCCCAGGTGAACGACCCTGACCCGCGCTGGTGCCCGCCAGTCGTAGAGTTAGAGGTTTGTTGTACGCCTGACGTGTTGAATGTCTTGATCTGCGCCGTGGCAGTAGTGCCCGTGCCAGACCAGATTGCCAAAAGGAGGTTCGTGCCGTCAGAACCGAACGCCACGTCGGCGTGCGTTGAAACAGCCTCGCCGGCAGTCAACAGTGCTACCGATGTCTGAAATGTAAGAGTGGAGAGATCGTACTTCGCCATTCGAACGTGTTTGACATCGACGTTGTTAGACAGATAACATACCCACACATCTGTACCCAGGATTGCCACACCAAGAGCGTATCCAAGGTCTGTGATATCCGTAAGTGAGTGTGTACGAAGTACAGTTGCAACACCAGATGAATTCTGGGCCTCTACTAGAGTGTCGTGACCGCTCCCACTACCCACAGCATTATTGATAGTATAGAATTTACCCGTGGCGTCATTCCACGCTGTGCCGGCCGTGAACTTTGTGAGGGCCGAGTCATACGCAAGGTTTTCGTAGTCGTAAACAAGCGTGGGAGCCGCGCTCGGATCGCCCTGCTTGTCTACCAGCGTGAGAACAGCGCCCTTATCAAGAGTGTTGTTCGCACCCTGAAACACAGCGTTGTCAGTAACGACAAGCCCGCCCGTGTGGACGTTACCTGCAAATGTCGGGTCAGAACCGTCGGTCGGGAAATTGACTACAGTGCCGTTACCGTTAATCAGGCGGAAGCTCGTACCGTCAAGCTCGATACGATTTCCGGCCGGATCACCAGCAATGAAGAGGTTTGCGATGTTGAGGACGGAGATCAAGTGTTCGGCCGTGATCGACCCCACCACGAGATCGCCGCCGCCCAACTGACGCAAGAAGTCTGATCCCTGTGTGCTGGCAGCGGCAGAACCGTCAATATCTCGGGCTACGATCTTGACGTAATACGGGATTGACCCCACACCGCTCGAGTCAGGCGTTCCGTAGTCCAGGGGCGTGCCGTCTGGCATCTTACGGATGAACATGACTGTGCCTTGGACTGAACCGTACAATGTACCGCTCGAGGGGGTGAACCCCGTAGTAGTGGAAATATGGACATCGTAAGTTACCTGATCGGCATTCGTAACACCTGTCCACACAACAGCAAGATATCCCGGGCCCCCGGTCACAGTCGGAGTAGGAGAAGATGACGGAGGAAGACCGTCCGAAGGATTAGGGGGAAGCGTGGTAGGATCTACGAACGTGGCGTCAACAATCGGGTCTTGACCCACTAGCTCCATAATGACCAACTCATCACCGATGAAATCAGCCTGTACCGCTTCACCCTCGTCGTTATCCCAATCGCGAATACCTACCGGAATCTTGTCCCAGAGCGCGTGCGGGATACGAGCCGCCATGCCTTCCTCGTCCTCGGGACTATCGCCCGTAATAAGATAGGCTACACGCTCCTGAGTCAGAGGATAGACATACACAGGATCATCAGCAGAGTGCGTACTAGCCAACGTACCGATCAATGTAATGATACCTGTGTCCTCATTCACATCCGAATACGGCATGATTTCAGATCCGAGAATCAAGGTTCCAGACTCGTCAAAGGCGGTGCCGTCTGACACGTCAATAGTGCCGGCACCGATAGAAGTATCCGCAGTGAGGGCCGAACCTACATTAGCCTCCTGAACGGAAGTAATACGTGCATCCATTAGCGGTGGTGCCTCCGACGACGCGGTCTGACAGACTTCGAGGCGCCGACACTCATAGAAGAGTCAGACGTGAGCGGAATCGTGAATGTCTGTAGTGGGAAACTCATTGAATATCCGGGTCCGTTAAGAGTCACATGATCCCACTCTTCAAGGTGCGGAATCGGTAGGCACTCAAACGATGCCTCGACTCCCTCGTTCGAGTGCGAAGCGAGAATAGCCTCTGCCTGATCTCGGCAGGCAGCGTCAGACTTGAGACTATCAGACTCAAAGAATTCGACCATGTAACGATGTTGGCCGTTGCGTCTAAGTCCATACGGCGAAAGTGGGTGAACGTCAGGAAGTGTAGCATGGCCGCGAAAATGCTTCTTAGACTTTTTAGGCGTTCCGCCTTTTACCTCGACGTGGTTTCGTACATTCAGAATATCGAAGTGAAAGCCGGGCTGTGACACTAGCTGGTCAGTGGAGAATGTCCATACACTATTCACATTACGCCGTCGGTGCGTCAGGCGACCGACTCCGTTGAAAAAGAGCATCGCGTGCCCGTTAATCTTAGAGACAAGCGCCGGCTTGTTTCCGCCGGCCGAATCCAGACCGCCACCGGCTACGACTGCCCACGGAGCTTCCCCCGGCGTAACCGCCCTGTGCTTGTGAAGCCGGCCCGTGACTGTCTCGAGGTTGTACTTAGTCTCTCCGATACGGTCCATGACATTCCTGACCGCGTTTGCGACCAACATGCCGCGGTGGAGCGTGTACCCGTTACGTACAAGGTGCGGGTCGAGCCCGAGAGTCTCTTTGCCCTGCGCCTCAATGGTAACCTCTGCCCCCTGCCGCTGGAAATCCGTCAGAGGCCCCCAGAAGACCGGTACATCGATCCAGGAGTCCGTGCTGGGGATATATACCCCGTAGTCGATGGAGATGAAGTTGTCGGCGTACAGGGCGCCCTGTGCTGGCGAGGCGTAGTCAAACTGGAGCTTATGGTTTGGGTCAAGGCACGTCAGACTAAGAGACCGCGTGACGGCCGCAGCGGCGTCCACCTGGACGGCCCCCTCGAGCACCTGCGGAGCTGTAAGATCCGCGACCTTTTTCTCGTCATGATCTCGAATCGTGATCGTGATACGGCGCGGCCCGGAAGTCACCAGAGCAGCCTCAAACTTTGTTTTGTTCGACGCAGAGAGGTTCAGGTTATACATCTAGATTCCCGTGAGCGGCCACGGCGCTGCGGTCTGGAAGAACCCGAAGCTAACATCAAACACAACATCTCCCGGCTCAGGTCGAGGAGCCGCTGTCGCTGACTCGAGCCGTACCGGGATCGAGAGATCACCGACAACAAGCCGGAGATCCTGATTCAAGGAAAGATCCTTGAGAGCCAGGAATGTGTCTCGCTCAGCCTTACTGAGAACGTTGCCTGAGATCGTACCTCGATACCCCTGAATTGTATCGGTCAGTCGTACCGGTGATCGAGACCCGATAACGTCATACGTTGTACCTGACTCACCGATAGACATATCAGCGCCGTCTACTCCAAAGATCGGAACCATCTGTCCGAGCGTTGAAGTTAGAGTATCGTCTGCAAGCCAGACCCCCGTGAAACTGGTCGTGACTGTCGTGGTAGGGTTACCGGTGGAGTGCTTGAATACGCCGCCCGAAAGTACGACAGCCTCAACCTCCACAGTCGTTGCTGTGCGAGGAGATACCCCCCAAAGGTAGAATCGATATGTTGTTCCTGAAACAAACGTCGTGGAAGCCACGATTCGAGAGTTATACTCCACACCGTTTAATTTAACAGACCAATAATCAGGTTGCGCTGACCGAGTAACTGTAACCTGAACAACCGGCGTATTCCGGGTGCCGTCGTTGTAGGTAATGGTATTGAGAGTTTCAACCGCGGCAACCGTGCCGGCACGCACATAAGTAAACGTTTGCTCTGCCGTCTGGTGCTCGTTGTTCGCCCTGTTTAGTGTATCCCAAACTTCAACCCGCGCCCGGTAAGTTTTACCGGTCTGAATGATGTTCGCCGGCACAGTCACAGAAGTCGTCGCGCCAACACCCGAAGTAGACCACAGACCAATTAGCTTGCCGCTGGTCGCCACCTGCATGAGAGTGACACGATAGGATTCCTGAGTCTGACCGGAAAGAGACCACGTAATCGGAGGCGTGAGATCCCCCGTCGTTGCTCCCGGGCTTGAGATCGAGAGAGCGCCCAAAGAGGTTCGGGTCATACTCACAGGATCGGACCATCCCGAAACAGTGTCAACATCATCCCAAATTCGTACGCGCCAAAACCGGGTGCCGTTTAGTGGAATACCCGTATATCCTGTAGGCAGCGACCAAGGCGACACGTTAGACCCAATCTCAAACTGAGCCGTATCGTTAAACCATGTCACAGCAGATGTACCGCTGGTACGAACCGCTAACTCAACGAAGGCTGTCGTAGCCGGCGCTGTCGCGGTGAAACTGTAAGTAGTCCATGAAGTAGTGAGGACAATCGCAGAACTTGCAGAAGTAGAGATTGCCGCACCCGCGGCCGTCCGCCAGAACATCACGAGTTGGACGGATTCTCCGCCGGCATTGCCCTTCATCGCCATAGAGAAGGTGTATGTGTTACCGGCTGTCGCGATGGCGTCATTAGTGGTTGATCCTGCCGCACTACCAAACCCTACACCTTCATTCGCCACAGAGCCAGGAGTTGTTACCTTGAGAGACGCGGCGCCGTGGTTGAAAGTAGTAGTGTCTTTCGTTTTGGTGCTACCCGCGATAAACACAATACCGGTGGTCGCATCCGTCTCAAAATCCGCTTGGTTCGCAAGTGCCATCAGGTTCAAGTTATTGGCGTAGAGATCCCAAATAGCCGCAGATGTGTTCGGCTGTTTGCCACTATCATATTCAGGCGTAGTGAAATCAGTGCTCGTGGAGATCTGGACTTCGCTCGAAGTCAGAGACCCCCCACCCGGGAAACTCATCGTCCAGGACAACTGCGGTAGGGCAGACGAAACAATATCGCCCGCCGACGGGGAGAGGTTGCCCGGGGGGTCGGGGGCGAGTGTCCAGTTAACCTCGAATTCTGGGCGCAGTGTAGACACACCGTTGTCGCTCGAGTAGAAAGCTCGATCCTGATGCTGAGACAATTCAACCCGGAAACCAAAAAACGGCAGCGCAGAAGCGATATCAACCATCATGTTCGTGATATCGAATTCCACTACCTGACCGTCAGTTCCGCCCGTAACTGTGGCGGCAGCAGAGTTAGTTGCAGTGACCGTTGGTTTATTGTTCCAGGTCAATTTACCCTCAGCCCAAGTAGACGTAATCCTCTTGAGCGTGAGGTTGTTTGTGCCCGACCAGGAGCCGTTCAGATACAACCGCAGTTTTGCGGACAGGATACGCGCTCCGATAGGGCACGGTCGGGAATGATAGAGGTACGCAAATCGCTGGTCGCCAGAGCCGCCGCCGTTAACCCAAATGCGCGGTGTGTCACCGAAGTTCGCGGCAGGGACGTTTTCCTTTACGAAGGAGTCAACACCGATAGGAGCAATCATCGATTCATTCGCCTCTTTTGACGATTCAAGTTAGAGTTACGACCAACTGAGCCGTCGGCAATACTCTCCATATATCCAGTACCCTCTTCCCAATTCTCGATGACGATGCGGTGCTTTACGCCGCCCCCCGCGAGCCTGTGATTCGGCACAATGTTTCCGCTGTTCTGAGGTACGAACAGCTCAGGGCCCCGCTCACCGACAAGATAGGGAACGCCGGCAGACACAGGCCCGCCCGCCGCTCGTCCGCCGCCGATGCCTGCGCCCGACTGACTCTGATGAACGCGAATGTAAATATCGCGGTCGTGCAAAGCATCGATCTGACCCTTTAGAGCTGCAACCTCTGCGGCCAGAATATCAGGATTCTTCTCGAAGTACAGTTTGATCTGCTTGGCAGTGGGAACGTGGCCGAGTCTAATTGTGAGATCCTGCGCGGCCTGATTAAGTTCGGCCGTCTGTAGAGCGGCGCCCTTTAGTCGGCCCTTACCCTCAACCAATTTAGCGTTCTGCTTTCCCATCTCCGCTACGAACCGGCGGGCCTTTTCTGCGACAAGAATCTCGGCCTTGGACATGCCCTTGTATGCGCCCGTCGCCTGATCTGCCGCCAACTTAGATCCGCGGACTCCTGCCGCCGCCCGCGAGGCGGACGTACCGGCATGCTGCTCTGCCTTAATGATGTCCTTGAGAGCCTTCTGGCGCTTCTCTTGCGCGTCTGCGAGGTCTTTCTCAGCAATGCTCTGCCGCCCCTTCGCTCGAGCCACATCAATACTATCCTGCTCGATCTGTAGGGCTAGCGCGTGATTTGCGTGTCCGTGCTTTTCCGTAAACGCGGCCTGCGCCTTCTCGTCCTTAGCCAACTGATCTGCGGCCCGCTTACGGTCGAGCGTGGCCTGCCGGAGATCAAGGTGTCCGGTCTTGAGCGCATCCAGTGCGCCGGCCAGTTCGTTAGTCGCGTCCGCCGCTTCATGTTCTGCGTCAGAGAAGTTGCCCCAAGCGTCAGTAGTGACGGCCAGGAACCCAATGATCCCGATACCGACAATAGCCGTCAGACCAACCGCCACAAGACCGAGAGCTGAAATCATCGGCAAGGCCGCTGCGTCCATCTCTAGGAAACTCGAGGTTACAAGTTGATTAGATACCGCCGCAGCATTACTCGCGCCGGCAAGAGTTACCATTGCAGTACCAACTAGGGAAAGACCGCGGACGACTGCTCCGGTAATGATAATGAGGTTACCGAACACCGTCCCAATCGGGCCGATGATTGCGAGCACGCCGAGAGCGATTTCGATGAAGTGCTGCTGAGACGAGGAGAGGCCGTCGAAGGCGTGTACGAGTGCGACAAGATCGCGCAGAAGTTCTGTTGCGAACGGTAGGAGAGTCGCGCCAAGTTTAACAGCTTGCGCCTCGAGATTTGCGAGGGCCTGCCGGAACTTGAACGCATCGGACTGAGCCGCCGTCTTGAATGCCTTGTTGGCCGCGCCGGTCGAGTGTGTAACGAGATCGACGTTACGAGCAACCTGTGCAGCGTTCTTACCCGTGAGCGCCAGGAAACCGGTCAGAGCCCGGACGTTCGGGAACAGCTTACCGAGAGCATCCTTGTTGTCTCCGATACGATTCTTGAGATCAACAAGTGTCTCGTTTAGGCCATGCTCCTTGATCGAGTTACGAAGATAGTCAACCGAAATGCCCATCTTCTTGTACTGATCTGTAGTCTGCTGCGCCGGCTTAACCAGCGTCGTCAGGACAGCCCGGATGGCGGTCGTTGCCTCAGCGGCAGACAGGCCGGTGTTGGTGAGCGTGGAGACCGATGCGGCCGTCTCTGCAAACGTGACGCCCATCGTCTGGGCGAGCGGGATAACGCGACCGAGCGAAGACGCGAGCGCCTCCGGCTCGGCCTTACCGACCTTAATAGCCTCAGTCAGAACATCGGCAGCATTGGCTGCAGAGAGATTCTCAGCGCCGTATGCGTTAACGGCAGACGTGAGGATCTGTGCCACCGTCTGAGCATCGCCCATGCCGGCCGCAGACGCCTTGACGGCGGCTGTGGTAATCGGCATGACATCGGCAACCTTAGCGCCGGACGAGGCCACGAAATAGAGGGCCTGCGCAAAGTCATTCGGCGCCTCACCGAGCTTAGGCCCAAGCTCGAGGATCTGGTCGCCCCACGCCTTGACCTGACCCTGACTCGCCTCAGTTAGAGAACCGACTCGCTGCAGCGAAGTCTCAAAGTCCAAGGCCATCTTGATTGAGGCCGCGCCGGCAGCCGCAACAGGAATCGTGATGCCACGAGTAAGCACGCGGCTAGACCGCGTGACTTGGTTACCTATTCTATTTAGACCCTTGCCGACGCCGGTAGCAAAACCGGTCATCTCCGGCAGCACTTCGACGTAGGCGGTTCCGGCGTTCATTGCCATTAGCTAGGAGTCTCTTCCTTGTAGACCTGGATACCAGACGCAAACATCTTTTTCATCGCCTCAGTCGAGTTGATGGGCTCAGGCCGCTTGATCTCTGGGCGCCCCGGGCGGGGAATCCTGATAGGTGGCGGCATCTGTGTGCCCTTCTTCGAATTGGCGGCAAAAAACAAACGAGTGTTCTGGTCGATAAGCTCTGCGATGGTCGCAAGTAGTTCTGTTTTCGTGTCCCACTGCTTGCCGGCAAACTCCGGGTCAATGGAACGAACGGTCGCGCTGTCGCGCGGTAGTGCATTGATGAGCGCCTCGAGCCGGCGGGCCCCGATAGATTGTGAGCCCCACAGAACCCGCCGGAGATCGAGGTTGTAGTAGCGGAAGAAATCCGCCTCTAGCGGCCCGTAGTGCTCTCGGACGAGTCGCTCGAGGGCAAAGGGCTAGCAACCCCGTACTCCTCAAGTACGCTCGAGAGCATGTCGTTTAGATCGTCCACAGAGAGACCACCATCGACAACCAAAGTTCGATAGTGTTCTCCGAGCAGGCCGCGGGCCACATCGACAAGACCCTGCGATGCGTCACCCTCTTCAATTTTTGCGAGACCCTCGATTACCACGAAAGAGACTTCGGGCGCAAGCTCGAAATCCTTACCTGAGAACCGAATGACGGGCCCCTTACCCTTTCCTTCACGTCGCGCTGCGCGTGAGGCGTCAAGGTCGATCACGATATACACACTCCTTAGAGACAAAGCTAGCCCGACGGGTGAACCCGCCGGGCATATGCTTTAGGTTACGAACGAGCCAGCGTTAGTGACGAAGTAGAACGGCTGCGTCTGAATCGTACCCGCCACCGCGGCACCCAGAGGAGTGGCCTCGATAGAGATAGGAAGATCAGCAGAAGCGGTCCGTGCGATGACAGAGCTAACCTCACCGGTAACCATCCCACGCGGGATGACAAGCCGGAAGATCTCAGCGCCGTCCGTCCACTCAATGACCGTCGCCCGGAGATCGAGCACGCTCGGGTCCGGGGGGAGGTACGTGTGGACGCCGGACACGGCCGTAACCGTGCCGCCGCCAAAGGCGAGCGGGGTCGTGTAATGATCCCACTGCTTGAGCACAAACTCAACCTTTGTGGACTTGCTAGCAACAACCTTGCGGACAGGATAGAAGCTCTGCCACGCATTGATGTCGTTGATCTCCTGACCGTTGGTAAAGGTCACGCCGTCTTCACTGACCAGGCCGGTATCTACGAACGCCACATCGAGCGCGGTCGAAACGTTGGTCGGCCACGAGGCAACCGATGCGTACGGCGCCACCATGACACGCCCGTTGGCGCCAACGGTAATCGCGTTGGCATCCTGTAAACCAGGCATTTTGTCTCCTCCTGGGCTTCGTAAGCCCTTTGTGTGTATACCGGCAGGGTCGGACCCCCGCGGTAATCAACCTGCCTAAGTAGTGATCGGCAGATATTGCTTTGCGTAGAGCACTACAGAAAAAATGTAGCGATCACGCTTTGTCTCTTGGTCGGGCAGCCAGAAAAGTCCTAGGCTATCCTCGACACAAGTGATAACACCATTGAAGTCACTCGAAGTCGTACCCTCGAGCGACATCAGAACACGCCGAGCTTGATCTGCTAAATCTCGGCATTGACTTTTAGAATCTCCCCAAACATCGATCTGAATATTCGCGCGGTCGAGCATTCGCTTGTCTCGCGGAATGCCGCCCACACGCTTTACCGTCATCAGGGGGTAGGTAGGATTAGCGGGAATACTAGAGTAAGCCCGATAGCCTGCCGAACGTAGAGCTGCGCCGGCAATAGCCTCGGAGTCGGGAAAATGTAGAAAGAGTTGTGCCACTTAAGACCAGGCCGATTCGATTGCACGTCGGAGAATTGCCTGTGCCTCCATAACACTCGTACCAAACTCTACATATACGGCGTACGGAGTATCAGCAATCACACGACCAATCGCCAGACGACCGCCGCTAGTAGCACGAAACTGACCGCCCGTAGTGCGGGCACGGCCTGCCTGCGTACCACTGTCGGCATGAATTGATGCTCGATACTCGCCCGTGCGAACGTGGGGCGCTGCGAGCTGTCGGGCCGTGTTTGCCGCATCGTCCGCCTTGGACTGCATGACCGCCTGCATCTCCGGCGAGTAGCCGATGGCACCGATACCTTCCCAATTCGGAACGTATTTAACAGGCGGCATTAGCCTAGCACCCTTCTGATCTGGAACGTCTTGTGATGGTTGTTGTTCCTGCCCTTGTAGAGCGAAGGCTCACCGATAACCTCGAAGATGTCACCCTCCCACTCGACCCGCGACAGACCATCCACGACGGCCCACGGCTCGAGCACAACCCGGAACCGGTCGATCATAGTGTCTCGGTCAATCTCAATCTCTGCCGAGTCTCGGCCTCGAGTCTCGAGCACCGGCTGCACGTTCGCGCGATACTCCACGCCGGCACTGACATGATCTTGGAGACTACCATAGCGATCTGTGTCCGGGCCCTGAGTAACCATAAAGACAGTCACCTTATCGCGAAGAGAACGAATCAAGTCGTGATCCTGTAAGAACGCGGGACACCCGACCTGCGGTACTTAACGAGTATATCCTTTTCTCGAGGACTCAAACCGAGTGACTCATCGTGAGAGTATACCAGTCTTGTGTTACCAATCGTTTCCGCCTTAGCCAACCCCTGGTCATAGATACGGGCGGCAAGCGTTAGAGCGACGATTCTAATATCGGTAGGGATAACGTCCCACCCGTGAGTGTACGTCACCTGGACAGCGGCTCGCCGGTCAGGGAACAGGGCGCCTCTGAACACGATCAAGCCCTTGTCGTAATCGATCATATACCTAGCAGGATCGTACGTGTAGAGAGTGAAATCAGTCGTAGTCGTGAATGAACTTACATCGCTGACACTCACAACCGGAGCCTCAGGTAGCATTACCGTGTCGGTACCGTCAGTATCGATGGCGATAACATCATCGGTTACACGATTGATGGTCTGATGCAGGAACCCACGAATCGTGTAGCAAGCCGAGTCGAGGGCGATAGTAGAGAGATCGTCAGTCTCGCCTACTCCCAACGCCGGCAAGCGAAGATATGCGTATAGATCATCGATACTGATAAAAGGATCGTAAGCCACTTACCATCTTTCGTTTGAGTCGGGAGGCCACTGTAGGGCAGGGATCTTGTTCCACTGTGGGTTTGTCCTTGGGCCCCACTTAATGTTAGTGTCAGGAGGCCATTGATTACCGGAGTGTGACGGCCACTGGATCATCACAACGCGGATGTTCGGGACAGGCGCGAATGCGGTTGCCGTAGCCTTGGGCGGGACAACCCCAATCCCGGGAACCTTTGCCGACGCGCTCGCCGTAGCGACAGGCGGCATGACAATCTGATCGATAACCCCGCTGATTGTCGGGATAGGTGCCGAAGCATTCGCGACGGCTGCCGGCGGTAGAACCCGCACTTGAATCGTCGGGACAGGCGCGGATGCATTCGCGGTAGCGGCCGGAGGCGTGAGCCTGTCTTGCGGTGTCGGGAGCGCGGCAGACGCAGTAGCCGTAGCGGCTGCAGGCGACACACGGAGTTGCAGTGTCGGGACAAGCCCTGATACACTTGCCGTTGCCGCAGCCGGCGACACCTTAACATCAACAACCGGCGTAGGAGCACTAGCATTCGCTGTGGCAACCGGTGGACTAACAACAGCCGCAACCGTAATAGTCGGGACAAAAGCACTGGCCGACGCCGTTGCTGCGGCCGGGGAAACTCGTAACTGTATAGTCGGAACCGGGGAACTTACCGAAGCGGTAGCGGCCGGCGGCGAGATTATCTGACTACCGATAACGGTCGGGACTAGAGCAGACGCACTAGCTGTAGCCGCTGCCGGCGACACCCGAAGCTGAACCGCGGGAAGCGGGGAGCTTGCCGAGGCGGTAGCGGCCGGGACAACAACCTTAACGTCAATCCCTGGAATGCCAGAGAACGTAGTTGCGTCGTCGTTATAGAAATACGGATCTCGAACTAAACGCTGGAACGCGGCAAGTTTGAGCGGAGAACTAGCCGGGTAATAGAGCGACGACGGAACACCGCCGCTGCCCACCGTGAAACCAATCCACTTAAGCCTCGAGCCAGTGATCGGAAGACCCTTGATGTACGTCCCGAAAGCGTCAAGGAAGTCCGCGATCTCCTGACTGACCGTACTGTTCAGTCCGTCGTCGCCAGCACCAAACTCTGGGAAAAGGAAATCCTTACCGCGAGCATTAGCAAGCGTCAGGAAGTCCGCGAAAATCGTGGAAGCGTTCGTCCCGTACTTGATGTGACCGCTGACGACGTTCTGGTAAAAGTCAGTCGCAAACTCTTCGTAATAACTCGTGCCGGCCGGGGCGGGGCTGGTGCCCTTGTCGGGATCGAAGTCGTCTACGGTGAGCCCGGGAGTTGTGGGCGACACCCACATATCCGGGAGAACACAATAAACAAACGTGACCTTACCGCCAAGATACTGACCAGTCTTAGATCGTACTGTTGCTCCGGCGGCGTCAAACTTATCCCGAACATGACGGTAGGCGTCAATGTACGCCTGCTGCGTGTTCGTCGGGACGGCAAGGTAACCCTTCTGATTTGAGTTGGCTACCGTCTGCTCGTGATGGAACGAGAACCGCATCGGATTCGTGGGGTTACACCACGTCTCCGTCAGGATGTCCGTAATCAGCGCATCAATTTCCGTGTCCCAAAGACCGGCCGCTACTTCGTCCCACGGCATGGCCTGCTTAACGCCACCGCCGTCTACATACTGAGCGTTAGCATTACGGTAGTTCTTAAGATACCCAAGACCAACATCGGTATCGAACCCACTTGCAGAGTTATCGAGATTGAGGTTCTTACGTACGCCGTCAAAGCGCCGGCCGATATCACGTTCAATCGAAGGAGCATCCGGGAATACTTCCTGAGGCGAATACCCGACCCAGGTAACAGAGCCAGTGACCTTGATCGGCATTGTCGGAGCAATGCTCGAGGCAGAAGCCGAAGCCGTAGGAGCCTTGATCGGAAGAGCGGGTGCGGGAGAACTTGCCGTGGCCGTAGCCGCAGGCACAGAAATCCCGATCTGTACTGTGGGCGTAGGCGCTGACGCCGTGCTCGTTGCAACACCCGGGAAGAGGCGAATTGCCGGTGTAGCGTGACCCGCAGGCTGACTGCTCGCTGAGGCGGTAGCAGTCGGCACCACAATTGCCGGCACAAGCGGGGGCGGGCCGTTAGCAGAGGCCGTCGCCAGCGGCACAATAATGCCAAGCTGCGGGACAGGCGTAGGTGCAGAAGCAGAAGCAGTAGCCGCCGCAGGCGGAACTTGGACCTGTGGAACAGGTAGAGGGCCCGACGCAGAAGCAGTCGCCGCGGGAGCGGGAATCGAAAGCTGCGGAACCGGTACTAGAGAACTAGCTGAGGCTGTAGCAACAGGAGGCGAAACCGTTTGGTTCGCCGTTGTAACGGTCGGTGGCCGACGATTGATGAAGAATGCCAACTAGCGCCATCCCTGCACCGGCATTTGTACCACAGGTCGATGAATAGTCGCCCTTATACTACGTTGGGCGTCGATAACAGTAACCTTTGGAGTCACCGGAGGTTGCTGTTCAACAGTAGTTTCAACGATTGCACCAGGCATTATGCGACCCAAATCTCATAGACGAATCCACCCCAAGCATTTGAGGCAGTCGTATCATTGGGCCCACCGTAGTTGATGTTCCCTGACGCCGCTACGATATCAACTGAATACGCAGCATCCCAGGTCAGCGATGACCCGGCGGTGAGACCACCGATCACGCACTGACTTTCAAAGACGTACCGCGTCGTCGCGACGCCACCGCCGAGATCGACGAGCCCGCCAATCGGCGTTGTTCGACCCCTGACGGTCGTACTTTCTAAGATACCGAACTGGAGTGCTGGTAGGACGGTTGATCCGTCTACCTGACCCTTGATGCGCACGTTCACGCGACCCGAAGGCGGCACCGTGAACGTGGATCGTAGGTTCGTAGTGTCAAGTGCAGTCATCGCGATCAACGTGCCAACCGACTTGGCTACCGCCGTCGAAGGGTCATAGTTCTTCGCGGCGAGGATATTTGTCGTCTCCCAAACCTCGAACTGGAATGCGCCGAAGCTGTCGTTCGTGGTCGCGTTATTAGGGCCACCATACTTGAGATCAGACGAAGCGACAGTAAACTCAACGCCATACGCCGCATCCCACGTCAAGGAGGCGCCGGGCGTCAACCCCGTTACGCAAAACGCCGCCTCGACAACCTGATGCGCGGTTGCAATACCGGTCGCTGACCGTCCACCAATCGGCGTGCCTCTGCCGCGAACAGTTGACCCCTCGAGCACCCCAAGCAAAATCATAGAACATGATGTAGCGCCATGAAGAACACCACGAAGACGAACAAACACAATCCCGTTGGACGGGACAGTGAATGTAACCCGAAGGTTCGTCGTGTCGAGCGCCGTCATAGCCAGTGCAGCAGCACAAGACTTAGTGACAGCTACGGATGGATCGTAATTCGCAACAGCAAGACAGGCCACGGTCAGGCGCCTATCGTTACTCGCATGTATGCAAAAACGTTCACGTTCGCTGTGACATTCACGCGGAGAGCAAGCGCCTTAACCGTACCACCACTGAGATCAGTCTCCGGCTCAGTGCCGGGCATATAGGTGCGAGCGTACACACCGTTAAATTGCGGTACGAATATCGGCTCGATGACAGTGAGCGCAGTCGGTTCTGCAGTGTAGTTATGAGCGGCAGTAAACTGCGCCGCGATCGTTCGGCCGGTGACCTGCACAATAGCCGGCGGTGAACCGCCCGCAGTCCCGGCAGTTGCCTGCGTAGACTGACAGAGTTGAACAGTAGCTGGGATCGCAGATGCAGAAACACCATCCAAACTGATGCCCCACTCAACAATCTGGACGGGCTGATTCGCGCCTGCGATAACGTTCAGAACAGTCTTTGCGCCGGTTGTTGCGGCGAAAACCGTGTTCTGACAGACATAAATAGCGTCGGCCATTTTATGCCACCACTACAGAAATGATCCCCGATGCGTTCCAAGCAATCGTCAGCGTAGCGCCGGCCGCAGCGGTAACCGTGCCGCCGAACAAGACGTACGAAATCAGCGGCTTGTTCGAGGCTGGCGTTGAATCGTAGACGACAGCACTTGTTGCGGAAATACCCGCACCAGATGCAGTCCATACGGCATTGCTCGCGGTCCATGAAGTCGTCTGACCGTTCGTAACGGTCGGTGAAGTGAGCGTGACGCCGCCTGCGGTGTAACCGTTGGCGGTAGAAAGCTCAGTCCACGCCGTCGTGAACGGGGTAGCATCGAAGTATTTGTGTGTTGCCGCGTACGTATACGCGGTGTTCGACAGACCACACTTAATAGTGTCCGTGTCGATATCAGCTTCCTTGTTCCACGTAGTCGTGAAGAACATGGGGTAAACAAAGGCTGTAACTGCCACTTTAGTTTATCCTCTCTAATCCTGTGTTGGTTCCACGATCAATTCGGCAACAGGAACGCCGATGACCACATCGCCAGCGGGAGACACTTCAACCTCATCCGTCTCTTCGCTATCCGCGTCCGGCATGAAACCGGATTCTCTATCTTCGGGTAGGTATGTCATAGTCAGTTTCTTGTGCTTAGGCTCCATTACTCTCCTTGGCCTTCTGTTGTTCAGGTTCGCCCTGAACAAGAGTGTTCACTGAACATCTCGAGCAAACGCACTTAGGCGAGTGCCCGCTCGTAAAGGGCGGACGTATGCCGGCGTTAGTCCCGCCCTGAACAAGAATGTTCACGAGCGCCGGCCGAGATCTGCGTCAGGGTGAAACTCGGAAGCAAACTGTGGGGCCACCCGTCGGTCAACCGCAGCGCCATTAAGCGAGGGCTGGCCGGCGCGAAGCCACTCGAGCACACGACTCATGCCCTCTTCCAGCTCGATCTCTGGACGCCATCCAAGGTTGCGCAACTTAACAGTCGTCAGACGCTTAACTACAGTCTGGCGGTCGGGCGGATCAGTCTCGTGAATCAGGTCGTGAGAAGCTCCAGTCAAGTCGCACGCAATCTCGGCAACACGCCTCATTGAGACTGCATTGTCGTCTCGACCAATGTTCCAATCGCCGGCCGCACGTCCTTCAAGCACGTAGCGCATACCCCGTACTGTGTCTCCGACCCAGCACCAAGCGCGCTCACTACCGCGATGAACATAAATCGGTTCTCCTCTGTCAGCTTGATCGAGGAAACAGACAATAGCCGCTCGGCCAAAGCCAGGAGGCAGGCCGGGTCCGTATGGCATGGACAGGCGGAAGTTGATGAGTCCGGCGGGGGCATAGAGCTGTAGAATCTCCTCGCCCCACCGTTTCGTGAGGCCGTAGGCATTATGTGGGAGCTTCATTCGACAGCCCTCCCACGCGGGCGACTGACCAAGATCACCGTATACCTCAGAAGTTGAGGCATAGGCAACCGGAACGCCCGCATCGCCACAAGCCTTCGCGACAAGCGCAGTGATGCCGGCGTTGTCCTGCACAGTAAACATCACATTATCTTCCCCGAACAGACGGCCCACCTTTGCCGCCAGATGAACCACATAATCGGGATTGTACTTCTCGAGCGCGTGCTCGATAGTGCTCGGTGTTCGTAGATCCCCAAACTCGCGGTCGATACCGTTAACGTTATGGCCGTTCTGCCTAAGCTCGTTGCTCAGGTGTGTGCCGATGAAACCATCAGCCCCGGTTACGAGAAACTGCACGTAATCCTCCGATGTCGTCTGCGTCCGGGTGGAGCAGAGTTTCAGGTAGAGCGGCCAGAGCGCACCGCGAGAAATGAGCAAGCATACCGTTCGGTTCGTAGATCCCCCCGCACGTACAGCGAGGTTCGATAGGCTTGTGTAGCGGCTCGGGAACCATCATGTGTGAGAATTTTTCGGGGTGCTCGCGGACGTACATCGGCATATCCTCGAGCCCGACCCACTCGGACGGGCGATACTCACGGGCGAAAACATCCCGGCCGGTCATGATAGATTCCATGATCCAGTCGTCCGTGAGAATGTCGGCAACCGTGAGCCCTCGAGCCAGGGCACCCTTGTCGATCAGGTCGATAGCTTTGTCCATCATGCCGGTAATCTTCGACCGAATCTTCTCGACGCCACCCTGGTAAGTCAGGTGATGGCCGGAGAGAGCGCCCCGGGAGGGTACGGACGAATCCCACAAGATCGCCCCGCACACCCCTAGCTCAAGGATCTTCTGTCCGAGCACGACGCCGCCGAGCGTTCCCGCGCGGCACCCTCGATCCAGCCATCGCCAGTTTAGTGTGTAAACATGGAGATCCATCGGGAAGCGCATCGGCGGATTGTTGAGCGCATCCGATAGAGCATACTGCGTCGGGATCTCGTCAAGGTCGGATACATATACGAGATCGAGAGGTTTGATGTCGTACATCCCGCGGATGAGAGCGTCGCGTTGCCAGCGTTCGCGAGCCACGTCATCTGCGTGCCGGGTACCGGCGGGCATGTCATCGACCACAACATATCTGATTTTGTCGGCCCACGGAGCAAATCGTTCCTGATGCTTTGGGAATTCCAGCTCTTTGGGCCGGCCGCGTTGATCGACTGTTGCTTCCGCCAGTACGACCACATCCACCATATCACCGATAGTGCCGAGACGAATCTCAAGGACATCAACCTCATTTTTAAATTGTGATGCGGTATAAATCAACCGCGCCCCTGTCTCTGAATCCACCAGTAGAAGAACATTGCAGTAACACGATTGCGGCGGCGATATTCGACCTTTTCTTTGATCTCCGACCACGGCTTACTCATGACCAACCTCTACATGCTTTACTAGTGTCTTCGTCATACTCAACGAGACCCGATACCCATTCGAGCCCGATCTCAGACTCAATCCGTTTAAGTTCTCTCCAGGCATCTCCTAGTGAATCATACCGCTGCACGAGATTTGCGTTGTCAGAAAACAAAAGATATCTCATGCTACGGGGCGCCTTCGGTTGCGATCTGCCAACCACCTATAGTAGTGAGGCACATAACCCTCCGCAGCCATTGCTTCCTCGAGAGCGGTCAAGTCCCGGGCCCGCCGTTCGGGGCGCCGGCCTTCGGGCGCGATGTAGTGATGGACAACATAGGTCGGACAGAATTGAATCGGGAGACCTAACCGCCAGGCCCGATATGTAATCCAGTCGTCTGATCCGTCGTGGATCGGTAGGAACCACCCGCCGATCTTGAGCATTGCTCGAGTCAAAAATGGGATCATCACTTTCAGGCCCATCGGAGTCTCACACACAAAACGCCGGCCATCCTCGTAAACGTTCGCTACAGGGACAATGCCCTTGTTGAGCATTTCAATCGGAGCCTGCCACCAGTCATACGCCGGAATGATATCGTCCGCGGTGAAGTGCAGATAGTCGCCAGTTGCCTGCTCTGCGCCTTGCTCCCACCCCTCAGCGCAAGACGGAGCATCTTTGACGACGATCACTTCGGCATCAGGGGCCGTTAACTTATACCCCTTGAGACACTTCGCTAGCCACTCCTCGCGACCAGTGATAGTAGGAACGATAATCGAGATCATGTAATCTGACGCCTACGAATACGATCAGCCCACATATGCAAGAGAAGACCGACAGTATTTCCAATAACCCCAACAGAAAGTAAAATAGTAATCATGTACTATTGTAGGGCGTTCCAACCGGCGCCTTCTGCTTGCTGCCGCAACTGCTTTGCAACCATACGGTCTAGATCGCGAATCCGTACATTATCAAGACCGGTAACACTCGTCCGCAGTCGCTCCTCGAGCGCACTGTAGACGGGTGGCACATAGCCGGCCTGCCCCATTGCCTCTACGAGCTTGAAGATGTCGCCGTGCCGGCGGGTATAGTCCCGGCCCTGATCGGCAACCCAATGTGTGAAGCTGTAGCTCGGTGCTGTGTGGAGAGGGATCTTGCGTTGTGTGGCAACGTAGGAAACCCAATCGTCCGAGCCGTAGTGGATCGGTAGAAGCCATCCGCCCTGATCGAGCATCTTGCGGCTCAGGAACGGGACGAGTACATTCTTGACCAAGCCCATGTCTCCGAGCGGAGAGTCACACATCAGAGGCATGCCGTTAGAAGCGAACACGTTTGCAATCGGGACACCACCCATGTCCGCGGCCTTAACAGCGTCCGGCCACCAGTTTTGGTTGGGGGTAATGTCGTCGGCCGTGAAGTGGAGGTACAGACCGCGAGCCTGCTCGGCGCCCTTGATCCAGGCATGTCCGCAGCTCGGCTCGTTTTCGATGACAATAAGTTCTGCGCCCGGAGCAGTTGTTTCGTACCCCTCGACGCACATCTTGAGGTAATCCTCGCGACCCGTGATTGTGGGAATAATGACCGAAATCATCGGTCGGGCCTGCGCCATCACGGCCGGATACCGTAAAACGTCTTCATGCGAGCAGTAAACTTCTCGCCGTGTAGTTCTGCAATCTCATCCCACATGACCGGCACTTCTCCTCGCTTCTCGAGTCCTGCGACCCATAGGTGACGCTTCCACGGTGTGATCTGGAAGCCTGATTCAAATTGGATAGTCTCAAGGGGGTCAACCTCGAGCCACAAAGTGCCGGCGTCTGGGTTGGCTTTGAGAACGCCCTCGTGCGTACTCGTGTCGCACATCTTCATAATATTCTCTTCGCACGGTCGAGGATTACGTGCGAGTAGTTCTGTTGGGTAAGCCTTCATCGCCCAGATAGGATTCCGATACTGAATCGCTTTGATGCCCGTACCGTGTACGGCCGTCATCCAACGAGTTTGTATCAGTACATCCGTCGGACTCTGATCTATTGCTTGTAGGAGCCTAGGGTCAAAGGCCTGATCTGAATTAACGTGGAATGAGAAGTCGAATCCATGCTCAACTGCCCACTGATGCCCGTCGTTATATTTTGCGCCGAGAATGTTGGGGGATTCGATTCCCACGAATCCAAGCGTTCGGGCAAGCTCAACATTTTCGAAGTCACCGACGCATACACATTGTGCTTCCACTCCAAGACTAGCCGCCTCCTCGAACGTCTGAGCGCGATGCTCGAGCATGATTCGTGTCAGCTCGAACCGCCTGAATACCGGCGTGACTAAAAGTACGGACACAGGCTAGAAGTATTTTCGTAGTTCCCTGCGGAGCTTGTAGTACGCGACTACCTCGCGGCCGACGGACACAAAGTACCGCGGGGGCAGGAGCAACAGAAATCCAATGAGCCTAAGCACTGGCAAGTTTATGCTCCTCGTGTAGTTCTGCGTGACAATTAGCGCACAGAAGATCGCATTTTTCTGCTTCAATACGTGCCCGCTCCAGACTAGTGCGAGCAACTAATGTTCCAACATCAAACTCTTTTTCACTTGAATCTCGATGATGGAAATGTAGTGCCGCTAGACATCGATCATACCCACACCGAACACACGCCCCGCCGTGCTCGAGTTTCAGTGTCTTACGATTTTGCGCTATACGAGCAGACTGACGACCAAGAATAGTAGTTTGGTTTCGAAGATAATAGGCTCTATCTTCATCAGCATTTTTAACCTTGCATGTCCAAGTACCGAGACCGGCACACTGGAGATTCTTTTTCCAGTACATCAATTCACCGTGACACTCACACCTAGGACGAGAATCACCAACTTCTGCATATTTTTCTGCGGCTGTCATTTATCTCCTCTAGATAACGGTCGGAGTTGGGGAGCTGGCCGTTATTCCAGCTCCCCAACACCCTAGCTAGTTGAGCTTATCAAAACGCTGCAACTAAACGTGAACCAGTAGGATCACGTAGCCGCGCCGACACCACCAAGGTCTGCGACAGCAAAGGCCGCAGGCCGGTAGACAGCAAGCGCAAGACGCTCCTCCGCGCGGATGGCCACTTTATTTTCCTGGAAGAAAGTGGAATGCGAATTCGACGCCTCCACGCGCAGACCGCCCTTACGATAGACCTGCGAAGCGGTGCTGAACGCACCGACAATCGGCTTGGCCTCGGCAACAGCCGTGGTGACCACGACGCGCATACCCCACAGGTTCGGGCCGGCCTCAGAAGAGAACGGACCAGTACCCATGTAGTTAGCAGTCGTGTTCTTGAGGGTAACAATACCCTCCCAATCGTTCGGGTGGATGATGATACCGTCCGGCTCGAGGAATGCCTCACGCACCCTCGAAATAGCCCGGAAGATATGATCTGCGTCAGTGGCGCTAGCAGCGTTCGAACGAAGGCCCTTATTGTTGGCCGGAATACGGCTAACAAGACCAACGAGATCGTTCGTGCCGGCACCGTTCAGGAGCGAGTTCTCTTCCTGAATCTTGACGAACAGAGTCAGACGCGCATTGATGTACGACTGGATACCAGCGACATCCTCGAGCATCTCCTCAGTGACCGGCAGGAAGGTAGCGATCTTCTTGACCGGCTCACTCGTCATATCGAAGACCAGAGTAGACTCCGGCTTGCTCACACCTTCCGCGACGGCCGCAGCAGCGTTCGTCACCGAAGACTCGATCATGTAGTTGATCGTGTTAGTGTCAGTGGTACCCGACGCCATAAGATCGGCTACAGTGAGCCTCTGAAAGAGCACCGGGAGAATACCCGGCTCGTACTGCGGGACAACGAGCTTACCGCCCGAACCAGTAGCCTCAGACAGAAGGGTCTTAACCTCCATGTCAATGGCACCGGTCGTCCAGTTACCGTCGAAGCCGCGATCACGCAGCGCCTTGTAGCCGTCCGACTTAACGAACGCCTCACCCGGCGAAGAAGCGCGCGGCGGCGCATCAGGGGCACGGCGAGCATCTTCATCAATCTCGATGGTCTCACCGATGTTCTTCACGCGGTTGCGAGTCTCGATAGAAGCCTGAACCTCGCGCCGCGTCTCCTTGAGGACTTCAACCTGATCGAGAAGGCCCTTGACCTTCTTATCCTCGTCCTCAGTCATACCACGAGCCTCAGCGTGCGCCGCCTCTGTAACAGCCTTGGCGTTGCCGAGAATCTCGCGCATCTCGCGGTCAACCGCCGCGAGCTGTCGTTCGTACTTATCCATTAGGTTAAGTACCTCTCTGCCCCGAAGGGCTAACGCGCAGCGCCGGCCGCGGACCCACTACCTTAGTGGTCTGCGCAGCGTTAACTGCGATTGCGGGGCGTGGGAATCGAACCCACACTAACCGTTCCCCGCTCTTACTTACTCTTCGTCAAACTGGCTTAACTCCACAATCAGCATCCTGTGAAGGGCTGCCGCCTCCATAGCGTCTGCCGACAGTGCCTTACCGATCTCGTGCTCGTTCTGCTCGAGCAGAAGCTCGTTCAAAGTGGAGTCGATCTCATCGGACTTAACCTCAGGCTCAGTCGCCTCAGCCTCAGGAATCTCGATCTCTTCGTCCGACTTCCACGAGTCGGGGATCATGTCCGTCGCGCCCAAAGCCCGGGCCCGCTTCATGATGTGCCGCTTGGCAGCCGCTTCATCCTTTGCACGGCCGATAGACTGAATCGCATTCTTGAGATCAGTCGTATTGTCAATCGGGAACGAGCCGTCAGGCATAGCGCGTCCATCCTTAGCCATCGCCTCACGTTCGGCAGTTGTGTAGTCCTTCTTCTCTTCGACAACCTCCGACTCCTCAGAAGTATGGAATTCTGCATCGACCATCTTCTGGGCCCAAGCCTCAGCCTCTTCCTGATCCAGAGCCTTGTACTCGAGCGCGAGCTTCACAAGCTCGTGGTACACTTCGGCCTTAGGCGTAATCTCAACGCCAACCTCAGAGGGCTCGCCAAGAGTAGCGTTGCCATCCGCGTCCAGTTCGTAAGAGGCAGAGTACATTGTATCGGCCTTTTCGGTGCCGTCATACTCGCACACCTGATACACGACCTGACTCGGCGTGGTCGCAACGATATTCACGCTGACCCAACCCTTAGTCGGATCGGCCGGCGACGGATACTTCGCGGCGACGGCCTCCGAGAGCGAGTCACGGATAGCCTCGAACGTGCCGGGGATCTCGATGTCCACGTAGCTCTTGCGCTTGTTATGCGCGGAGACCGCGGACTTGAGCGACAGAAGTTCGGTGTCGGGATTGATGCCCTTAAGCGTAGGACCGACTTCGATCAGATTAACCTCAGTAAGATCATACGCACCGTCGTCAGCCTTCTTCTCACCGCCGGCCGGCACCGTGTACCCGAAAGAGAATTCCTTGAGCAGACGCGAGCCCATCAGGCGATGAACCTGAGCGGCAACCGGGTTATCCTCGAGATGATCGATCTGGCCCTTGACGTACAGGCCGCGCCCCTCGACAGCCTTGACCTGATTCGGGTCGGCGTGACCGATGATTGCAAACGGATCGTCCCAATTGTGTGACAGAATCACAGGGATCGGGTCGCCAGACTGGCGCCACCGCTCGAGCGTGTTATCGAACGCTGTAGACTTTAGGCGGTCGCCCACCTTATCGACGTTATCAAACACCGCAACCATAGCCTCAAAAGTTCCGACAGGTTCATTGTCATCGGGACCGAGCGACTTGAACGTGGCGGGGAAGCTCTTGGTCTTAGGTTCCATTATTAGTCTCCTCTAAATCAGGCCGTAGCCCTTACAATCGTTCGGAAGTCGTCCGAAAGATCAGGATTCATCAAGTACGCCCACGGCATCAAGAAGTAGCCAGACAGGCCCCACCCTGTGCCCCAGGAATTTCGGCAGAGAACATGATTCGGCATGTCGCGAAGATAACCGATTGCTAGTACCTCATGCCCGCCGTAGTACGTCTCATTAGCGGCCGGCATAGGCACGATGCCCGTGCTAGCCGCGCGGTAAGACTCGAACGATTCGTACACTTCAAACCCGAACGCCATCGTCTGGTGATTCGAGAGCACGGCCTTGATCTGGTCAATGTCTCGAGGGACAACAGCGTACGGCTTGGTCAACTTGCGCCGCTTCTTGTCCTCAGGTGGCGGGCCGGCAAAATCATTGACATCATACGGCCATGCTCGCTCGAGCAGGTAACCAGTCTGCGCCGCAAACTTGAAGCCGTCCCGGCCGTAGGCCCCCGTGTCTTCGTCGGCAGGCGCCCCCTCGAGCATACGCTCACCGTAGTAGATGTCTAACCGCGACGGGCGCCGCGCGTGCTCAGGAGCTAGATCCAGTGAACGGTCAAACTGGAGCGCCGCGCCTACCGCGTTTGCAGTACACGACCCCAGAGAGCCCTGATCGTAGATCCCGGGCATATTCGAGCCTCGCCGTGGGTCAACCTCATCCTTGATGAACAAGCCCGAGGGGTTAGCCACCTTATCGCGCTTGTCTTCGGGGGATCGTTTCCACCCACCGTAATGATGCTTGAGCTTAGTCATTAGTATACGTCAATCACGCACTTGCAATTTACGTTCTGAGAATAATCCTGCACCTTGGGATCTCCCGGGAATCGACTACCATTTTCAAACACCTTGTCTACCGCAATCGACTTCTGGTTCAAAGCCTTGTGCCTCGAGTTCTCGCTTTCCGTGATCCAAGTCTTGACACGCATAGTGCCCTCAGGGCCCGGATTCTGCTTTGCTGCCTCGACAGCCGCGAAGTTAAGTAGATGATTTGCGTGTGTACGGCTAATATCGTTGGCCCGCTTTTCCTTCGCGATGGCGAATACGTCCTTGGGTACACTTCCCGACTGGATCTGATACGCCGTGACCTTGTTGATTGCCGTCGCCATTGCCTCCGCGCCGGCCTTGAGATAGTTCTCGACCTGGCCGGTGTCGAAGGAGCCCATCAACCTCGAGCCGACGATCTCGCCCTCACGCTTGACAGTCTTGAGAGACAGGTTGTAGAGATCGTCCGCAAGTTCTGTGTCCCAGCGAAGACTGTCGGCCTTACCGCCCTTCTGCAGCGACCGCTCCTGCCGCCCGAAGTATGCTTTCATCAGAGTTTCGTGTTCGGCGTGGTACTCAAACCGGCGCTTGAAGGCCGCATTAATCCGCAAAGACTTCGTTCGAATTCCGAGTTCGTCGGACTTAGCAACGTTAGGGTCACCCTCGCGATGCGTACCGTCCTGGGCCGGCGTATTCGGGTTGGGGATCGGCATGACGTTAGGAGCGGGGAGCCCGCCGAGATTGCCGGACGCGACAACGTTCGTCGGCACCACCAGCTCATCGCCGCCCTCTACCGGTGGATAACCAAACTGCGCGCGAACCTCGTTCACCGTCATGAACGGCCGGCCGGCGGCGGATGTTCCTCGAGCCATGCGCTCAATCGGGTCGCCCTCGAGCTTAGACTGCCAATCGAACCTAAATTCCTTAGTGTTTGGCTTAACGTCGTAGTCAGCCTCGAGCAACTGAACCTTGAAAGCCTCTGCCATCCGGTCACCGATAGGCGGTAGCACGTCCATATACATCTGCTTGCGGGCCTCAACGAGTGCAGAAGACTGTTCTCGGATACCCATAACATCGGGGTGCAGACCGAAGGCGTGACAAACCTCGACGTACGAAAGAGTAGTCATGCGGAGCACGTCTGCCTCGCGCGGGTTGACGCCGGCATCGTTCCAGTGCATGCCTTCGTCAAGTGTGACGACTCGCTGCGAGGCGCTACCGGCCATTCTGCGGCTTACGGCGCCCTCGAGAGCCTCACGGCCCACATCATCGAGGGTTGGAGCCTCTAGCGGGCGCTCAATAAACCCACCACGGAGCCGGCCGGAGCGGTTAAACTCGATACTGGCGGCTCGACGTGTAGCGGAGTCGGTCAAAATCTGCTTGAGAGCCTCCATCCTCGAGACTCCTACGCGCGGATCGAGCGCATTGTAAGAAGGAATGTGGATCATCTGATCGGCAGTATAATCGTCGTGGTTGCCGTCAGCATAAGTGATCCGATAGTTCTGTGCTACTAGCCTGTTGTTGCCCTTGACGCCTACAGCATACGGGGGAATGCGAAGTAGCGTTGTTTGCTCGAGCGGTAGAACGCGAATCTTGAGAATATAGGCGTTATCGAACACCAAAAGGTCATTTGCAATCGCCTCGAGGAGCATTCCCATGCCCTGATGTTCTCGAGGATTGCGAATCGACTGCATCGCCGGATGATTTGAGTCGGGTGTCGCGCTCGCCGGCCGGATGCTGAAAAGATCGAGCGGTACCTGCATGAAGTTCTGTGCGATGAAACTTGTGACCGAACGAATCTCAGGCTGCGTAATCCACATATTCGCATACGTCGCAGACTGCATAGAAAAGTAGTACCCGTCTACATATGAAGACCGCGGGAACGAGAAATATCCGCCACCGGAGAAGCCTGTGCCCAAAACACCCGCACTTCCCACGTTGCGGAAGGCCAAAAGTGCCGACGGCGTGGCCGAAAGCGCCTTTAACCTAGCGATTGAAGGGAAATTCATGCGGGTACGAGACCTTTTGTGCTACAATACATTGTGTGATTTCCTCCGATGGCCCCACATGCAGGGCAAGTTGTATTCCAGCGAGACTGCGGCTGGTCAGGAATCATGCCGCGGCGCATGAGCCCGTCGATAGCAATGATGGTTGACACAACACCGTCGATCCTCGAGGCAGACCGTTTCTTGTCCGGCTTGACGTTGCCGGCGGCGTCAACTGTGGCTTGAGTGTTGTTCACCATCCACCGCAAGACCGGGTTATTCCCGTGCCGTAGCTTCTGTTCGAGCACTAAACGTAGCAATTCCTTGGTCGGAGCGGACATGGAAGACATACCCTGACCGACATCGACCATCTCAACCCCGTCGTCTTGCAGATTCGTGACCAGCTCGGACGAGTTCCAGCGGTCATAACCCACGTCCTTGAGGTTGTACGTTACGGCAGCCTCGTTCACCTTCTGACGAATGGCCTCGTGCCGGATCGTCGCCCCGGGCGTAAGAGTCATGAATCCTTCGCGGGCCCAGAGATCGTACGGGACACGATCACGGCGCATTCTCTCGCGCAAACCCTCTTGCGGCGCCCAAAAATGCACATCTACGTCCACTTTTCCGTCTCTCATCGAGACTACAGTGAAGGCCGCAAGGTCGGTCGTGCTCGCAAGGTCGAGTCCGCCGAACGCCATACGCTTGGCTGGCTGCGCCGGCTCGTTATTCTTGTCCCACACATCGAGCGGGATGAACCGCGTTTCCTGTCCGACCCATTGCGAGAGGTACATCGTGCGAAACGTGTTTTGGAAGGCGGGGATCGCCTTCGCCTTCTCACACTCTTCACGCAGATATGAGATCGTGATAGCGGCCGGCGCCCCAGACGACGTAATTCCGCTGCCCTCGACGCCCTCGAGCATCGGATTCGCGAGCCGCCACGTCTCAGGGTCGGTCCAGTCAGCATCTTCGGGAGCTGCCCAGACGACACCCAGGAAGTTCGACTGTTGAACCTCGCCGTCACTGACCTGTCTCGTCAGCTCGTGCATCTCCCATGCGAGCGATTCGCGATCCCAACCTGCAGTCGTCAGAGCCCACGCCATCGGCTGCTTACGCTTACCCATACCCGTGACTAGGGCATCCCACAGATCGCGGTTAGGCTGCGTGTGAAGCTCGTCTACGACCAATCCGTGCGGGGAACCGCCCCACGCGCTTGCAACGTCGGAGGATGTCGCCTCGTAGAAGCCCTCCGACACCACTTCACCGATTGTAGCTTTGGCCCGGATCTCGCGCTGAATGATCTCGGCTCGAGACTTGAGATCGGGGCTCGAGCGAACCATCGCCTTGAGCCTGTTTAGGCAAATCTTCGTGGCCTGTCTGCGGTCACTGGCCGCACCGACTACCTCAGGATTTAGCTCGCCATCTGCGAAAAGTAATTTGCCGGCGATGCCCGCCCCAAGCTGCGATTTGCCGTTCCCTCGGCCTACCTCGATATAGACCACTCGATATAGTCGTACGCCATCGGCCCGGAACCAACCAAACGCCTCCCTGACTACCCAAGCCTGCTCCGGTGTGAGGTCGAATCGCTCTCCTGCAAGTGGCCCCTGAGAGTGTCGCAGGTACTTAAAGAAACCGACGGCCTTATCTGCTTGGCGCTCGTCGAAATACGCGCCGGACGGCTTAGGAGCGTGTGCGCTCGTGTATAGAGGATGGACGCCGTTAGTCGGGAAGGGATTTGGATTGTCGTTTCCGTTCGTTGTAGGCATTAAAGTAATTAATCTCTGCTTCCTTGAAATCCTTGCCTTGCATCAACCACCATGTGCCATCGGGGAGCGGCCGTAAGAGGCGTAAATGCGCCTGATATCCGCATTTACATTGCAGATATAGCGTCCCGCCGTACTCCGGGCGGATCTGTTGCACCTGGACGTTCTCGTGTGTGCAGGCCAAGACCTTCTTGCGGTTTTCAATTGACCTGTCGAAGAACCAGAGGCCCAAGAGCAATATACATGCGATGATGATTGCAGCAATCAATGACACCTTAAAGCGTCGAGGGAAGAAATTGTCTGGTTCTGCCCGTTTAGACTATTTTTGATTACACTATCAGGAATATTACCAAGATCCCCGTACTTTTTGACCCGCTGTTCCTTAGTCATGCTGAGGAACTTCACGTTTTGATCGCGACGATTAACCAAGTCCTGGCGGAAAATACAGAGGGCGCTCAGGGCGGTAGAGTTTCTGGTTGCAATATGCTGAATCTGATAAATCTGAAACAGCGTTGAGGCCCACGAAGCAATCAGTAGAAAAATGACAACGTACAAAACCGTGATGCGTCTCAGACCAAGGAACCTGCCGATATCAACAGTCATTCGCGGCTGCATCAGAAACCGCCTCCATGTATTGCCAGTAGAATAGACAGGAGCAGCATTGCGGCTGCAGTTAGAACAGACACAACGGCCAACACCCGGTCGCGCCCTGTCCACTCACGATCTTTTTCGGAATCAGCTTCGGCCCGGGCGAGCGCCCGAACCTCTCGAGAAAGAGCCGGCGTAAGTTCGCCACGATCTCGGGCCCGCCGTAGGTTCTCGAGTTCGCGTACTCTTGCGGCGATGTCCAACACATCACTGTGGTTCGCCTTCTTAAACATCTCGGCCTCGATGAAGATACGCAGCCGTAACTCCATCTCAGCGAGATCAGCCCGTAGAGCATCCCGGGTCAGGGGTTGTCGAAAGTATCCGCCGCCTTCTTCGTTGCTCATCAGTGCCCATTGATGATTGGGTGCTGCATCAGTGGTCCGCTACCTCTACGAGATAGTGATACCAGTCTTCTGTGGCAGACAAAACCTCGTCGGGCACTTCGTCAGCGTACTTGTAAATCATACTCACGAGATCAGTCGAGAGCTGGATCAGACGAATCGCCCTTAGAGCGATGTCCCGTTCAGACTCCTTGTGAACCGCGAGAGCGGCCTCGAACGATGTCATATCTTCCATTAAACAGTCACCTTCGATGAGAACCACGTTTGATTTGGGTCGCCGTTCTGGAAGATCGCGTCGTACTTAATCCTGAACTGCCAACCGTCGATCTGGCCGGCGTAGTTGAAGGTGCCAGTCCACGAGTGCTCAGTGCCGGCGTCAAACCAAGAACTAGCACCCGGCTTGTATGTATGACACGGGCCGGCATCGCAATTCGGTTCCTGCCAATCAGGATTCTGGTCAGAACCGAAGTTCTGTTGAACGGTCACCTTGATGCGGAACTTTGTATTCTCCGCACCACCACACTTAAAATCAGCATTGTACCCGAGTGTGTCGAGCTGCTCAGACCATTTGTAAAGAGCACCACTATGAATAGTGCAGGTGGCTGCAGCCTGAGCCGATCCGGCGCCGACCATCATGGCGATGGCAGTGAGAATGAACGTAACAAGTAAAACTGTAAATCGGGGCATTCTAGTCTTCATCAGGTTTAAACCTCGTCTGTTGCGGAAGTAACGAGCAGTACCAACTAACAGGTAACCGCCGTTGAAAACGACGTGGTAATCAAAACGTTTCCGTGGTCTTCGTCGCGGAAAACAGCCTTCGTACGAAACCACTTAGTACCGGAGCACATCGGATCAGGGTCCATGCCGGAGTTCCAGTCACCTTCATCCCAATACGTGATGAAGTTGCCGCCCGAGGAAGTGATAATCCTCTCGACGTTGGCGCCCCAATGCCCGGTTGGGTTCGGGTAATAGATGACGTTCGAGATCTGCGAGAAACCGGATGTCTGCGACGTAGTAGATTCCTGCGTCTCTGCAATCACCCGGTAGCTCACGTCACACTGAAAGTCGCCGGTCGTGAATCCAGTGCCGCCGTGGCCCGTGCCTGTGAAATTCGGATCAACCCACTGATCCTGTAGCTCGGTGTGGGCACATGTAGCGGCCGAGGCGCCGGCCGGAAGCGCCAGACCGAAGACGGCGGTGAGAACGACCATAACGAGTAGAACGGCAAATCGGGGCATTTTACTCCTCATCCGGGGGCGGTTAGTCTCCATCTAGGATACCAGATTCCTGGATCTCCTCATCCACGTTCACGTCGAGCCCTCGAGCGTAGGCGAGCCGCAGCAGGCGGTCGCGCTCGAGGCAACGGTCGCGAAGCAGGAGGTACTTCGGGTTGGGCTGGTCCTGCCCACGCTGAGACTGGCGGACGGGATTCTCGCGGACATCGGTGCGCAGAAGGCGGATATCCTCGAGAGTCTCCTCGATCTCTTTTAGAAGTTCGTTGTCGAGTAGCATGGTTCTCCTTATCAGCAGGTGCCAGCCGGGTAGGCAGTCGTGCCGCCGTTGTAGACGATGTTCGGGCTCGAGCCGGCGAAACTGATTACGACGTGTTCGCGCCAGAACTTGTGCCACGCGGAACCGTCCGAGCTGCAAAAGCTGTTGACGCCTTCCTTGAGATCGAACCACTGTTCGCCGCTATGCTCAGTGCCACCGTCAAAGTAAGGGTTGTTCGAGGGACGCCAGGAATAGCAGTCTGCCTGTGTTCCGATACTGTCGGTCGAGGCGCAGGTCGCCGTGACCCAGACTCCTGATGCGTTCTGGAACTGCTCGTACGAGTTGATGCTGTAGCCTTCATTGTTCGCGCCGCCGCACTTGAAGTCATAATCCTGGATCAGTGTGCGGCTTGGAAGAACGTACGTGCCGGCGCTGTAAACAACGTGGGTCACGCACGTACTATTCGCCGCGAGCGCAGAGCTGGACATCGCGCCGGCCCCGACCATGACGGCGAGGGAGGCGAGGACGGCGGTGAGGAACTTTCGCATTTGACTCCTTTTGGGGGCTTGACACAGGACCCGAAATCTGGTAGAATCGGGACATGGAAACTACTCTCATCGTACTTCGCGGCGGTTCACACAACGGGCAAGTCTTGTTGTGGGATCGGCCCACTCTCTACATGCCCGTACTTCCTGCTCGAGCAGCGGGTCTGGACGTGTCCGGTCTTTCGTCGGTTGCCCTTCCAACGAGCGAGACATACGAGCGTTCTTGGCCCCGCCGGCACGAGCTGATTGCTGATCTGTCCGGCGTTGAGATCCCGACCAACGGATTCGTCTCCACGAACGACATCCCCCAGAGAGCGGCGGAAGTGTTTGATCGACGGCCTTGACATTGGGCTCGAGATTTGGTATAATGGGGGCATGAGCAAAAGCATGAAGACCGGCACGACCTTCCATCGAGACGGCGATCTTGCCACCCACACGATTCTGGGTCAGGACGCCACCCACTATCTCGTGCGTCGAGAGTCGTGGGGGCTCGCGGGATCTTATCGATACCGCCTGCGCAAGCCCTAGCTAGCTCGAGCAGCAGCCAAAATCCTCCGCAGAGTGTGCAGTGCGGGGGGTTAAGGCTGCGCTCGCA